TAACATTGACTCTTGTTTACCTGTAAGCCACATATAACCTTGCAGTTGGTAAAAATAATCCTTTGTAGGTATCTCAGTCTCAAAGAAAGGAAAGGTAGATCCATCCCAAGAGCTTTTAACGTCTAACAGAACTTCTTCCGTGTTTACGTCAGGTGTTCCTGTAATCCAATCGTTCTCGTAATGTTCCTCGTTCTTGTAAATGAATCCAACGTCTAACACTTCGTTAACTAGGTTGATTGATTCGTTTTCTACTTCGTTACCTTTATCCGTGTAACGTGAGCTAAACTCTTTTCTGATTCCGTATTTATCCTGTAAGACCATTTCGTGAATGTATGTCTTTGCAGTCTGTGAAAGCACCTCCGATTTGTTGCGAGGTGCTGACATAATTTTTCCTATTGCTGAACAACGAACTTTCATTAGTATCTAAGGCTTATTTTGTTTCTACTTTTGTAATTGTAAATGTCCTCAATTAAAGTCTTGTATTGTTCTCTATTGGCACAATCAACCATTGCAGTTGGTTGCAATCTCAATTTATGCATAAATTCATTAAAATCAAAGTTTTCATTGTTAAGTAGTCCAATCATTGTTAATACAAAAGATGACCTTGAATATCCAGTATAATATGTTTTTATCATTCGTATTTTACTTGCCATATCTTGAGCAGTATTTAAATCACCGCATCTCCAAGTTCCTTGCTCAAAAATTTGTAATGATTTAGAATCTAATTTGCTATGACGCATTGCATTTCCTAAAGAACGATTAGCACTACTTGCCGTATTTTGACAAAATGCAATGCAATCCGTAAAACCATAATCATCATTTTTTTCACAAAATGCTTTTAATTTTATATAAGATTCAACACCCATATTAGCATATCCATCCATAAAATCTTTTTTAGTCCAATTTTTTTGATTTAGGTTTAGAGTATGTACTTCATTAAGTGAGTACCCGTTTATCATTACATAGTAAACAAATGTTTTTGATTCTTTAGCAGCCATCAAACGATGTTGACCATCAATTACTTCAAAGTTTTCATTTACTAAAATTGGATTGCATTTCATTCCATAAACACGAACACTTTCTGAAAGTCTTTTTACGTGTTGTAAGTTAGGAACTCTGTTTCCATCAATTTGTTTAAAAATTGATAAGTCGTAAGTTTTGTAAACATCGTTTACTTTTTGTCCTTTTTGTACTTGACTACTATTATTCGTCATTGGTACGGTTTGCGTGTTAAACATATATATTAAATTAAACTGTTACTAATTAAACTTCAAAGAGCATTGATTATATCTAATTGGCCCTCTGTAAGCGCAAATGATGCCTGCAGCTTTTCTTTGGTATATTCGCCTTTTGCTATGGCTTGTACTGCTGCTGCAAATCGCTTTTGGTCAATGGCAGGTAGTTTCTTTTCTTTCTTCTCTTGTTCTCCTGATGCATCCGTGTCTTTGTCCGTCACTAAAGCAAGAGCAGAACTGAGTGCATATCTGCGGTAATAGGTTACACCCGAACCAAACGATTGAAAGTCATTCATACCCTTCAACTGAACGTAAGGAATAGCTATTGAGCTTTCGATGTGTTCTCCAGTCTCTACGTGGAATACCATTGTAGCAATGTAATTCACATCATCCTTTGTGTGTAGAGTTTGAGTAAAGCCAAGTCCGTGTTTTTTCAGCAGCGGATTGATTACTTCAAAGATTTTAGGCAAGTCAGCGTAAGAATAGCCATAGCCTTGTGTTGCCTTGTGGATTACAGGCACTTCTTGTTGGAATGATGCCAACGATTTTAATAAATTCTTCATAGCGTAAAAATTAAATGTTTAGACAAATATATAGATTATTTAGATACAAATATCAATTTAGTTTATTTTTTTAGCATTTTTTATTTCGAGTAGCGTGTAAGTCTTCTTAACTCTATTGTTATTGTCAAAATCCGTTGTCTTTGGCATTCGTGTATCGGTAGTCCATTCAGGATTTAATTCACTCAAATCAAAAACATACACTCCTTTTGGTGTTGAGTTGATATACAAAGGTTTGTAACCAGTTTCAACGTAAGATAAAATCAATGCAAAATACTTGTCACGCTCTAACATTAATTTATTGTAGTGAGTCTTTCGGCATTTTAGCTCTATTCGGTATGCAAACTTGTGACTTACGCAATCCCATCTACTAAACTGATCCTTTGATTTTTCAAGATCAAGTATAAATCCTTTTTTTAGTAAATCAAATAAGTCACTTTCCTGCATCTTTTATCTTTTGTTTATAGGTTTTAATTATTTCTTTTAATTCGTCTTTTGTAAATTTTCGTGTTACTCTTGCTTTTGCTTCCAGTTGATTGAATCTTTCAGCTCCGATTTTGGTTAGCAGGTGTTGACGGTATTCAATAAGGTTGCCTGATAAGTAACTATTGCACTTTTCACATTGTAAGTGAACATTATCTTCGTCAAATCGTACGTTCCAATGATTGTTAGCGTTGTAGAAATGACCTGCGTTTTCTTTCTTTGGTTTCTGTTTACAAGAGATGCAGAGTTCGTCTTTGTCTCGCTCTCTGATGTATTTGTTAAATACCATTTGAGCTGCTTTTACAAGGTCTTGAACCGTCTCTAAATCCTGCTGCATTGCTTTCTTTTTCTTTTGCCAGTTCTTTATGGTAGCTTCTTGCACCCAAGCATTTACACACATCTTATTAAAGCAGTATTTTTGATTAAAGCGGATAGGCTCAAACTTCTCCTTGCAGTTCTTGCATCTCATAAAGTAATGCTTTCATCTATCCAAATTCTGAATGCTCTTTGCAAGTCTACCTGCTCGTTAAATACTTGCTCTGCGTGTTCTTCGTCTATTCGTAAAACTAAACGGTCAGTCTTTTGAATCTCATCAGCTAACATATTGGCTTTGTTTTTTAGTCCTTGACGAAAAACGGACTGGTCATTAAGGTCTTCAATGAAGTCAGCTAATACTGGCAAAAATGCTGCTAAGGCAATAAGTTTCTTTTCTCTTTTCATAATAGGTTTTCTATTTGGTTATACTTTATTTGGTTTTCAAGTTCGTGTTTTTGTCTACTCAGCTCCATATTTCTATTGGCGAGAATTGTGTTTTCTCGGCTTAAACTTACTGCGTGTTCGTAAAGGTTTGTCAAAAAGCTAATGGCTTCTAATAGCTCCTCTTCGCTTTGTTTTGCTCCTTGTATGTAATCAGTTGCTTCGGGTCTTGTTTTTAGTATTTGATCTCGTGCGTTTTGGATTCGTTTTTTAATAGCCCACAGGTTCGCTCCTGTTTTAATTTTTTGTAGTCCTAAGTCCATTATAAAAAATTTTAATTTGCTAATCTACGGAGTTTCTCTGATGTGTTTATTAATTCGTCTATGTGCTGTTGAACTTCTTTAGGGCGATGAGGTTCTAAAGGGTCTACTCCGTTTATTGCAAAGCCGATTCCGTTGTTAAAGTCGCATACTACTGGACAATCAATCATTGTATGCTTACCTCCAGTCTCCATATCCTTAACCTTTTCTACTTGAATCCAAGTTTTGTATTTATGTTCGGGATGTTTAATTAGGCGGTGTACAACAATCATATCATCGCATCGGTTCAAAAAAGCCTTACCTCCTTCAATGTGGTCTTTTAGTGGTGCTTTAAGATGTCCTTTTAAATCTCCTTCAGGATATAAGTTTCCAGTTCTACCACTCTCTGAGTTTGGGTGCGTGTTAATGTAAATTGTCATTCCTGTTTGATTAGCAAATTGTCTCGCTCGATTCATAAACTCGTAATTACCTGAAAAGCTCATCTCTCGGTCAAGTCCTGTAAAAGGGTCAATCAATCCTACATCAGCTCCGCTTTGTTTAAATAGCTCTAATACTTCATCGGGTTTGTAGAGCTTTGAGTTATCTATAAACACAAATGACTGCTCTAAGAACGCAAGGTCTCCGCTAATTTGTGAATGACTAAGTTTACTAAAGTGCTTACCTCTATACATTTGAATCATATCTCTAAGGATTTGACCTTTTTGATTTTCGCCTGACCAAATGCAGAACGTAAGATTGTGTTTAAGTGCCAGCGTTAA